TACAGAGTTCGCAACGGTATCCAGTGCCCTGATCTTTTCCGTGACCTGCTCTTCGTAATCTTTCGTGAGTTTATTGATTTCATACACACAGGCAGGATTCGTCCGCGTCACCTGACTTCCCTGGAACGTGGTATTATTGACCTTGATTTCAAAGTTGTTTACGTTATTCACGTTTCTTGTTTTTTGAATCAAGGTTGCCCCTGCTGCGGCATAGTCCTCTTGATCTTTCCTGAGTATTTCGTCAGTCCAGAGAACATTCAGGTACTTAAACACTACATCCATGCCGACATTATTAGAATACCTGAATCCTGCAATCATTGGATACAGGTAAAAAGGATCGAAGGTTGTAGTTGTCTTGTTCACAAAATCGTACCGCTTGAACTGGCTCACACAGTATTCGATATATGCAGAATTGAGGCTCTTCATTTCCGCGATCCTGAGTGCTTTCGTGTTTACCGCACTTCCCGCGCCGAATCCGGCTTGTCGGTACATCTTTTCTTTGACATCGTTCATCCGTGAAACGTGGTCCTCGACAAGACTGTGAATTGTGCTGCTTCCGGACATTACAACAATGTTATCAACATTGTATTTTTCCAGCTTTTCAAGTGCGGCGGTCCAGTCACTTGTCGTTGCTGCGCTCACCGTACCGCCTGTAAGGTACTGATATTCTGACATATTATCAATAACGGTACGTGCAGCAGCCGCATGAAGTTTTGTCCCCGCCTCTTCGAAGTACCCCGTTGACCGTAGATACCTGATAATCGCTTCAGTTATACCGACACACTCATACGCTGCTGATTTTATATCCTGTCCCGTTACTGCATCAAATACCGTGGCAAGCTCATCACTGAGTCCCGTGAGAGAACATGTATAATTCTCCTGGGTATTGATATAGTTTATAAGACTTCCAAGATCGGAGTATTCCGCAAGGGTGAGGTCAAGATCGTCCGTAGCGACTGCGGCACATGTGGTAGTAAGTTTTGTTGCTGTTATTGTCATCGTAGCTGTTGCGGCAGCACCCGTGTACAGTATCGACATCAGCGCAAGGGTAACATCGTCCTGCCGCGCAACCTCTACGCCTTTAGAAAGGACTTGAATAAGTTTTCCGGTATTTGACCCTGAAGAAACTTTGACCGCCATAAGGTTCCCGTCAGTTCCCCATTTCGCAGCCGCGACATCGATTATCGGAGCAGCGGCAGCGTCAAGCTCAGTGGATGCCTGTGTCATTTGATTAACGACAATACAATTTGCTTGAGAGGGTTTGTTGAACCGTGCATCTTTTGTAGGAGTGAGGAAAAATTCAGCACCGTAATACACGCCGCCACCGCCGAAAATATCAAGTGCTTGATTCTGGCTCTCGGCGACATTTATTACATCTTCAACTTCATCGTATGCATCATACGGGACCCCGCCCTTTGTGGCCTCTCCCATCACGATAGCAAGTCCTGAAGTAGAGCCTTTCCCCTGATCTTCGGGAAAAATTCTTTTGGTATATGGTCCGGGAAGGATTATTTTCTGTCCCGCGAAATCATAATATTGTGCCATAACAATACTCCATAATGTTTATTGACTTGCCTGATTGTTATGGCTTATAGTCTTGATTGAAAACTATTTTGCGGAATTAAACTCCTGCATGAACTTGTCCCATGCAGGCTTCGTCCGTTTCGTATTCGATGAATCTTTTGCCTGATACCATTTTACGATTGTTTTGTCAAGGTTTCGATTCCTTGAGTATGTTGCAAGATACGCATTCAGTGTCATGGTATCTTCAATTTCTGTTGTTATATTTTCTTTTCTCGGTCGTGCCATCATTCGCCACCTGGTATTTAGTCATCGCTGTATATTGTATAATTATTATATGTGTTCAAGAATGTCAAGGAATATTCTTTATTCGCCACCTGGTATTTCAAAAGTTCCTATGAAATCATGTCCGCTTATTACGTCATCGCTGTATATTGTATAATTATTATATGTGTTCAAAAAGGTAAGACTATATTCTGAACCAAACAGCACCCTTCCGAAATTAAAATTAGTAAGACCCCGTGTAACGCGCCATTTCATGTTTCTGACCGGGGAATCATCACCGGCAAATCCTACCTGAATATCCGCAAGCATCGATTCAAGCATTATCGAAAGCAAGTCATCATAATCAACCGAGTCTGCCCATATCGAAATATTTATTTCCTCGTTTTTTCTCCATTCGTTGATCTGCGCCCGTATCGCTCCGGCTGCGCTCTTTTTGTACGTGGACATTATGGTTTCGATCTGGAGGTTGGTTAAAATTCCTTCCTGAACACGGTCTTTCATTGTCATTTTATAAATTGTCTTCAGGTTATCAATGAATGCATCGTCAACTTTCGCGGTCTGGAACCCCTGCCCCATCGTAAAACCGTCTTCGGCAGGATTGGAGGGTGTTACAGCGATCGCGGGAAGGACACTTGACCTGATAGCGTCAAGGCTTTTATTCTCCTGCAACTGTGCTGCCATGAGGGAAACAATCGGGTGCTGTTTCGTAACGTTAATCATTTCTACTTTGTTGTTAAAAATACCCTTGATATCACGAATAGCAAGTTCGGTTTCTATTTTATCGATAAAATACGGTATGCCGTGAATTACATAATCGTTGTATTTTGTTATTATTGTAGACATTTATTTTTTTCCGGATGTATAATCAGAGTCGCCGCCTCTTTTAATAACCAATACTGGCTTGTTATAATATTCGTCAGTAACCTGTCTTGTGACTTCTTCAATTATTTTCTGCGTTTTTTCCTCGGACCACTTTCCATTTCCTATTATTTTTCTCTTCGGCAAGTTCTTATACATATTGTCTATAATATTATCTTTCCCGTCAAGTTTGATTATCATTTCGTTATCCTTTTATATTCTATGTGAAAAATATTGGATAAAACAGGCGAGTGCGTAATCATTTCCCAATCCATTTCCCGGTGTTTTTTTTCTGCATCTTTCTGGGAAATTTTTCCATTAGATACTTCTTCTGTCAAGATGTCGTTTACTTTTTCGTTTATCCTTATAAGAATATTCATAAATGTTCTATTGTCACTTATGACTTCATCTTCATCTTTCGCTTTATTCTTTCTGCTTATTTTAAAATAATATACATTTCCAGGTGTCTTTAACCGTAATTCTTTGACTCCAAGACTTAACCCTAAAAAAACATCTTCAGCACTAAAAGATTTATCTTCCGGATGAGTGTGTGTTAGTATCTCGGATTTTCTTATTTTTTTGACATCTTCGTCACTAAAAACAATCTGGTCATAATTTCCTTTTCTCGAAAATAAAACATTTCCATTTTTACCTATGACAGAAACAGACTCATAACCAAATGATTTTATATTTTTTTCGACATCTTCTGCTGTTTTTATAGCTGCTTTAGATGTTTTTTCGTTTCCATATCTTGTCGAATAACCTATACTTTCAAAAGAAAAAAGTAAGTCATGACTATCAAATCTCATCTTTAATTTTACTTGATCAGAATTACTTTTTTCTTTAATCGGGACCCACTTCCCTTCGGCAACTTTCTTTCTACCCTTCGACACCGTACCAATGGGCATACGCTTAGCTTTCTCCAGATCGATATACAAATTGTCTCTTATGTGAATAAAATATCTCATTTATCAATCCTGAATAAGTTTCGCAACATCATCTTTCTGCACCTTCGACCAGCTCTTTACGATACAAATTTTAGGATAAATTTTATTTTCAAGGTTGTTTTCTTGTGGGTTATTGTCGAAAACAACAAAAGAAGGTTTATACCCGTACCTCACAGAGATTTTCTTATTCACCTTCGGCTTGTTTTCCGATATCCACTTTATATTCCTTCCCTGAAGGATGTAGTCAATATCTATATAATACTTGTTACCATCTTCGTCAAGTATGATATTATTTAATTGATAAATCTCAATCTCGTAAAGCCTGTCAAGGTCTTTTGTGTGCGTAAGCAGTTCGTTTTTCCACAAAACAACAGCAGACAATGTTATCAGATCGCCTTTCGCAATGTCCCAAAAAGGATAGAACGCCATTCTGGTTTCCCCACTTGCAAGCATGTGAGTGAAAACCTCGTTATCGTCCCGCGTTACAATGTCGTTCGGGATTGCCTGGGTAAGATCTGCATAGTAATACTCCATATACATTTTATTTGCTACAATCGTTTCCGCCGTATGGATACTATTTCCGTCTATAGTATAATTCGTAATCTCTACACCGGTGTCGATGTTCCATATCCGTTCAACTTTTGCAATATCGGCATACGCATTTATCGGGTTACTTGACTGGTATCCGGCATCGAATATTGTCCCGTTCGCATACATTAAGCCGTTCAACTCGTCAACTACAAGCTGCTCACTTTCCACGTAAGTCCAGCCATCGAAGGTATACGTGACGCGCCGCTGTTCGTAAGGTACAATCTCTTCAGCAACAGTTATTTCGGTATCGGTAAACGATTCTACTGTTAAATTAGTAATCCCGCCCTGAATTTCGGACGTAACATTTTGCACTTTAATAACTGATTCAATTGGTGTCCAGAAAGGATATATTTTCCCACACCTGACAGGACTATTCTCGTCAACGACCATAAACCGCTTTTGGTATGTGTATACATACCCGTCACCATTACAGATCGAGCAGTATATATCAGGGGACCCGTTATTTGTTGCAAGGCACGTACAGGCAATTGCCTGTTTTATCTTTACAAGTAGTCCGTGATTTCGGATAAGCGATTGGAAACTTTCAGGGTTCCCCTTTACGCTTAATGCTGTCAACTTGCCGGTGTTTGAGTATTCTGCCATTACTTTACAACCCTCGCGCCGGTAGTCGCGTCAATTTTATCAATCATGTCGTCAAGTTCCTTCATCACCGATTCAGGAACATGCGCGTTCCCGTATTGCTGCCTGACTGATAACAAGTAATTCCTCATCTCATCGCTCTGGTTTTTCAGCATCTTCATTCTGAGTTCTTCGACTTTTTTATTGTCAGTCACTATTGACTGATTCGTCTTTTTCGATTCTTCAACGATATATTTCACAAACAGCATATAATTATTTACGATCTTGCCGTTCACGTAAAACCGGCTGAACTCGTTTTTGGTTATATCGAATTTGTTTTTTTTCGCGTCTTCAATACTCTCGGCAGTTTCAATTTTTAATTCGTTTGTGCCTATTTTGTATTCTTGCGTTATCATGAATTATTCCCCGTTTAAAACAATATTGATATAATAAAATTATAACATTGTTTTGTCAAACACTATTAACCTTGAAAAAAAAGTTGCATTTTAAGAAAAAAAATACTTGACGAATAAGGATTATTTTAGTATTGTCTATGTATAGTAAAGATTAAAAAAACAAGAGGTGAAGGGAATGAAAGGAAATTTTAGCTGGATAAAAAAAGGTGAAAAACCAAGTGCCGAAGAAAAAGAAACTGCATACGGCTCATGGGCTGATTTCGAGTGTAAAACCGGAATGACCAAAAATCAGTATTTCAAGAGAGAAAAACAGCTTGAAAACGATTTGTCCAAAAAAGAAGTAACAGATTGTATATACTAAGTCCTTCATTTAGCGCAAATGGAGAATTATTGATTTCTGCTTCGGCATCCGTGCGAACAAAAAAATATGATGCTACGGAAATTGTAAAATAGTCAAATAATAATAATATAAAGAAGGAGGAAAATTATGACACAAATAACATCTCAAAAATCTGGCAGAAGTTATGACGTAGAACATCAATTATACGGTACGCGAAATCATGTATATCGCTTATATTATGGTGGAATATATCTCGCCGGAACCGATAAGCCAAGAATGCATTATGATGAAAAAGTAAAAATTCAGTCATCGATGTCGATAGAAGAGACTATCGAGGTTGCCGATATCAGAGCTAATCAATTAGGAATAAAAATAATTGATTAATTTAAATAACAAGTATCTTCTCGGATGTCACGCCAAGAAGGTACTTGTTTATTATTTAAGAATATCAGCATCTTCATCGGAAATATCTTTTTTATCTCCACTTATATATATTGAATAATTTCCTCGTTTGCCGTATATTTTACCATTCCATTTACCTGAACCAATAAGTTCCTTCATGCGCTCTTCTTTTCTCTTTTTATTTTCTTTATCTTTTTCAAATCGTGTTTTTAATTTTTTTATAGTATCAATATCCATCTCATCTCTAAATTTAAAAAAATCAGCGGATGAAACATTGTTCATATTCATATACTGTGTTCCCATTTTTTCTCGCTCTTTATCGTTTCTTTCACTCATGAATATAGATTCAAGACTTCGGATATCGTTTTTGGTAGAAAAAGAACTACTTATTCCAGATATGGCTTTTTCGATATCGTTTATATTATTTTTATTTATATCACTTCCGATATTTATTCCTTTGATTTGTATATTTTTTTCTTGCAAGTATCTTAAGATTCTATTCCTAAAAAACTCTTTTTCGCGTTCTTCTTCGATTTCTTTTTCTTCTTCACTCTTGCCGATTTTTTCAATATCACTTTTTAATACTTCTAAAAATTTATCTTCGGGTATTTGATCTAAATTAACATCTTTTTTCAATCTGGACATAAGCATATCATTAATATAATCAAATATCAATGATTGTTTTTTATTATCAATAGTAGCCATTTTATTTTGAAGAGAATATAATTCATTTTTAGCCTGTTGCCTTTTTTCTTCAAATTCCTTATTCTCGTTGTATTTTTTTATTTCATCTTCAGTAGCTTTCCTGTAATAAAAACGAGCAGCAGTTTCTCCTTCGTGCCCCAACAATGAAAAATTCATTGACGGCATATTTTCATCTATATAAAAACTTTTACCTGATTTTTCATAAACAATTATATCATTTCCTAATTTAATAGGAATTCCAATAGGAGGTTGATTGTTGTTCGGGAAAACTTTATAATCATTCATTCCTTTTTCTTTTCTTGTTTTCTCTACAGAGTCTAATATGTCGTTTAATTCTTTTTCCTTTTCTGGATATTTCTCGATTTTTAATTTTCTTAAAGTAGAAAGTCCATTTCGGTATACATAACCTTTATTCGCTGCTTCCTTCATGTATCCCAAATAATCATTTATTTTTTGAATTGTTTTTTTATTTTGAACCTTTATATGTATTTCACCAAGTTCTTTTTGTATCTCGGCTATTTTGTCAGCACCAAGCTCATATAACCTATTCATCCCTTTCTGGTAAATATATCCGCTATTCGCAGCAGAACGCACATATTCCATCCAGCGTTTTATTTCTTTCTTATTATATTCTTTTTCTTTTTCAGCTTCAATCTCTTCTTTTTTGTTGTCAGATAAAGGATAATATTGTACTTTTGTTCCATATTTACTATATTCTTCATTTTTAAGAACATTTATTTCTACAATGTCGCCCTCTTGCAAGTTGTTATTAGACTCAGTGATATATAGGTCCATCAAAAATGTTCTTCCCGGAACTCTAACTTTGAAATACTTTCTGCCACGTTTTACTATTTCCAGTTTCTCTTTTATCGGAGTTTTATTTTCAAATTCTTCAGGTATATTTGAATTGACTTCTTTTTCTATTTTTTTATTTATTTTATTTTCATCTTCTTTTATTTCTTTCTCCGTAACAGGTTCGATTTTAACTATTTTCCGAGAACCAGAAAAGAAATTGTGAATATCTTTCATTATAGATTTGTTAAAAGATATTTTTGTTTTGTTATTTACAACTTTATTTTCACTTTTTTCTTTCTTCTCTTTTTTTTCGGATTTTCCGGAAGTCTGTTTTTTTTCTTTATTGAAATACTCGTTCCATTTATTTCTATTTGTTAAATATTCGAGCAAATGCCTACTATATTCTTTTTCGTCAATATCGTATTTGTCTTTTATGTTCAGACTTTCATAACTCTTTGATACCTGTTCTTTGTTGAACTTGAAAAAATTCAACAATGCGCTAAATGGTTTTTTAAAATCATCAAGGTATAAATATTTCCACTTTCCATCAGCACCTTTCCATCGCTTAATATATTTTGTAGGACGTGCCTTCTCTAAATCAATATACAGGTTGTCTTTCAACTTTATAAAATATCGATTCATCATAAAACCCCTATCATTGTCCGACTGTACCGTGTGCTATTGAGTGCAAACCACTCTTTTATTTCCTTCTGATATTGAATGATACGCGCACCGAAGGCCGCTGATGTCGCGCTCATCGTCGTAGAAATCGATTCTGATACTGAATTAAGGTTCACGGACCGGCTTGCAATCGCTGCAAATTTACCGTCACCGTAAATATTCATCAGCGTAACCGCTGCAAGTTTCCGGATCACGTACCGCAACTCATCCGGTACTTCAACACAATTCTTATATCCCGTTTCGTAATC